CCTGACTCCGTGTTGTAGATGGTCCCCTGAGAGGATAAGCGACCTGTTTCATGAGACGATGTCCAGGACTTAGCGTATTTCTTCTTTCTACGCTTCGAGGTCCCGAATGTTGCCTGAGACTCCGACCTAAGCAGCTTCACTCCCTGTTGCGTTACCTTCTTTGTAACTACATCAAGGTTGTGGCTGACATCATCGCTATACTCTTCCAGGATCTTCTCCATCTCCTTGCCAAAGTTGTCGAGCGTTATCTTTGCCATGATCTTAACCTCAAGTTGTGATAACCGGTGTCGGCTCAGGATCAGGACCCTTGTTTGTGCCGCCCTTCCGTTCAACATAAAGCTCTATTGTGTCACTCCTTGTGAGGTATGTACGGTACACGGCATACTGGTTGCCGTTGTACTCAACAATAGGCTCATCACTGTAATCACCAAAGAACAGCGTAAACTTGTACTCAGGATTAAGGCCGTTACGTCCTCCCTCGAAGAACTCCCGCTGAGTTACGCTGTCCACCTGGCAGTAAACCTGCTTAGATGTCGGAGTTGCTTGCCATATTCCGTATGCGTCCTGAGTCCTGGTCACACCGATTAAGTTAATTACGTTGCTTCTGTCCATGCTGTGTACCCCGTAGCCATTGAAAGCTGTGCCTTCTGCTCATCATAACTTGCCTTGAGTCTGTCATACTGGTCAGGCTCTCCGAAATTGACTTTGCAATATGTGATTATGGCCCTTGTGATGATTGCATCCAGGTTGGTATCTGTCGTAACAGGAACAATCACTCCGGCAATGCCTAAGTCAATCTTTGCGGCTTCGATAAGCCCTGTGAGCTCCGAGTCAAAAGCTGTTGTTGTTATTCTGAGTGCGAGTTTTACTTTCTCAAGCATTTTTATATACCTCATTAAAGTTCTGAACGCTGTTCCGGTATACGTCCTCATATTCCGGATATACTGTAAGATGTCCGATATGGCCGAGCCACACTGTCGGCTCTGCGTATATCTTATGTCCGAGCTCCACGGCTCTCTTACAGAATGCAAGATCCTCGCCAAGTTCCCGAAGCGGATAGAAGGCCGTCCCGTTCTTCTCCCAGACATGACGGATGATACTGGTCTTTATCAGGACACAAGCAAAGCCACAACCACCCACTTCAAAAGTGCTCTTAGGATAGTCGTGGCCCTCCCATCTGTCAGGCGATGGCCAAACACTATGGAATAAGCAGCTCATGTGTGGCGCTCTCCTGCCGTGTGCGATTCCGGTAACAAAATCCTTGCCGGAGAACATAAGGCAGTCCAGAAGCTCTTCCGTAAATATCATGTCGGAATCAAGCCAGAGCACATGAGTGAAGCCTTCGTCCATTGCTTTTTTTGCCAGCCGATCTCTGCCGACATAGACAAGAGTGCCGCCCTGAAGGGCCAGCTCGTAGTCAACCTCGTCCTCATCCAGTCTTCTTATCAGCTTAGTAAGGCACTGCACAAACTGAAAGTGCATATAGTCGTATGTTGGAACAGCAATTAGTAATTTCATTTCTTCTTTGTAGTCCTTTTTGCCTTAGTTTCTACCTTTGCAGGCTCCTCAGGTGTCTCTACCTTTGCCGGAGGATTGACAGCAACCTCCACAGCTGAGCCTACAGATACAAGGAAATGGCACTCAGCAGGAGAGACCTCTACGATCTCCCCCGCCTTGTGGTTAATCCTTGCATCTCTTAAAAGTTTTACTCTCATCAGGTTGTAGCTGCCGCAGGTTTAGCAATAACGCAGAATCTTCCGCATGCTGTCAGTGCGTGAGCTGCATACTGTCTACCAACGATCTTAACAAGATCCTTCTCAGACTCAGATACATCGTCATACTTGATAACAATGCCTTCGCCCTCAGGATAGTTAACCTGAACACCATTGAGGTCGCCTACGAATGCATAAACAGCATTAGTAGAAGCGTTGTCATAAGCATCGAGTGCGCTTGTGAACAGAACAGGAAGACCCATGAAAGGATCAAAGCCGAAGTTACCTGCTGCCTGAGCTGCTACGAAGTTAGCATATGTAAGCTTGTTCATAACGATAACAGGATTAGCTGCTTCGTCTGAAAGGTTGGCGAATGCTGTAGGGATTGTTGTAAGTGCAGGAGCTGCTGTGATCTTAGCAACAGAAGCCTCGTCAGCATCTGCAACCTGCGTAGCACTCTTAACATCTGCTACAACAAGAGCAGACAGCTTCTTCATGATCTGATATGTGAGCTCGTTGTAGATGTAGCGAACAAGAGCCTCACCGCCCATAGCGATGGCTTCATCAGAAACGTGGATCCACTTCTTGATGTTCTTAGGGATCATTGTAACGATACCGAGTGACAGGCTCTCTTCTGTAGGAGCAGTTGTGCCCTCATCATGTACATAAGCGCCGTCAGCTGAAAGCTCGAAAGCAACCTTAAGGTTTCCACGGATGTTGGTCTTCTTAACTCTGGAAAGAATGTCGTCCTTCTCCCAGGCTGTTCTGATGATCTCGTCTACAAGTGCAGGAACGGGAACACTGCCGGAAGCATCGGTTGTCAGGAGCGCTCTGCACTCTCTGTCATCCTCGTTGATAAGGTACTTAGCAAATGCTTCTACGTACTCTTTTGAAGCACGGATTTCTTCATTGGTCTTAGCCATCTCTCTCTTTTCCTCCTTAAATTCAACTACGGTCTCGCCAGCGCCTTCTGTAACGGCCTTGCGTACCTCTTCTTTCTGGGCTTCCTCTGCCTTGCGTGACTCAAGCTCAGCATTGATTGCCCTGGTCTCTGTCTCAAGTGCATCAAGATCAGCATCGTCATTCTCGATCTCGTTAACGATGTCCTGCTTGCGTGCCTCAAGCTCTTCAACGTTCATTTCTTTTATCTCTGCCATTTCTTTATACCTCCGCTAAAATTCGGATCTTCTGCTTCTGAATCTCACGCCTCTCCCGCTCCAGTCGCTCCGCTTTCTCTGCTTCAATCACTCCGTTGAAGTAGTCACGAGTTGATACGCTCAATTCTGTTGTAGGATTAGCAGGAAAGCTTACCGGGCTGACGTCAAACACCTTGGCAATCCTATCTATAATCCTTGTATGAGTGGCGCGATCATAATGATCCTCAGCCACAGTAAACGCAAAAGACATCTTAGGGTAGTTGCCCGCCTTAATGTCCTCAAAAAGGTCTCTTGCCTTCTGCGTTCTACTCAGGTCCGTCCTCTGGGCGAGTCCATGCTCATCCACCCAGATTTCTACTGTTCCGGCAGATGTCCTGGCATACACCGGGCCCTCATGGTCAACACGGAAAACCGCATCAGTCATATCAGCCTCATCAAATGCCTTCGGGTCTATCTGCTCAAAATACTCTGTGCCCTCATCCTCGAAGAGCTTGTATCTCTCGAAGGTGGAAGCATAGCCTTCAACTCTGTAGTTCATCTCTTCGTTTTCGGCCTCAGCAATCCTCATTTCCATGTTTCGATATTCTCTATCTTGTTTCATGATCCTTACCTCCTAAACTAACCGCTCCAGCCTGGCTATATCCTCAGGCTTGTCTATATCGCATGTATAGTCGTTAATCACCTTATAGGTGTCATAATTTATCTGGCGCACACAGTTACCGTTTATCACCTGCCACAGCTCCCATGAGATTGGATGCCTGGCGAAGATTCCCGTATGCCAGTTGGCAATACAGAAGTCAATAGCCGCCCTGAACCTCTTCTGGTTTACAACTTTGAAAGCAAATGGCTCTGCGTGTGGCTTGATATAATTCCGGGCAAATGGCGGAGCTGATGCGTAGAACTGAATCTCCGTAGTCACTGACTTCACGATGGTTGTTATCGCCGCCGGACTGAATACCACGTCACCAAACAGATAGCAGGCAGGCTCTTCCATCGGGTAGAATGCTTCGAGCCAACAGCCGCCTCTGCCGAATGTGTTCTCATGATGCAGTACCGGAACTCCAAACGCTTCAAATCTCTCATCATTGGCGCTGATTGCTATGTCATCTACTCTGCATTGCTTCAAAAGCCTTATGGTCCGTGCAACTAATGCCTCACCCTCAAGCTCTGTTAATTGCCTTGGTGTCTGCCATCTTGCATACTCACCGCCGCACATGATGATATATTTCATTCCGTCTGTTCCTCTTCCAGCTTCTCGTCAGCATCGTAATACTCGCCACGGATGATCCTGACATCACCACCATCAACCGGCGGCAGGTTCCATATCTCCCTGATGTCGTTGATGCTCATAACACCTCTATCAAGGAGCTGAGCCGAAACATCCAGCTTGTCCTTGTTGGTCATGTACTGGAGCCGGTTGGCTGTCAGCATCACCATGTTTCCGCTTCCCTGCTCTCTGAAGGTGAACAGCATCTTTGTCATCACCTCCGAGAACTGAATGGCAAATGGTTCAACAGCACCCTCATAGAATGCCGACCACGCATCTCCGTAGGCCTTATTAGTTAAGACGTCCTCATTCACCATGAAGTATTGGTAAACGTTGTCTTTTATCAGCTTCATCTCGTCAGCCGGCACCACGTATGGCTCCGACTTTACCTGATTGATATTCTGGTATGTATTCGGGAAGAGCAGCAGGCCGCCGCCCTTTGCTTCCTTACTAAAGTTCTCCTCTGAGAACCTCTGGCGCTCTCTTGCCAGGTCTTCCGTCTTCGAGAAGTTGTTCACCTGAGCATAGAAGCGATAAGTTGCGGCGCTCTTAACACCTTCCTCAATGCCCTGGTTCTGAATGTGAATCAGGTCCATTGTCGGAAACAGTGCATGATTGCTCTCTCCAAAGAAGTCGCTCTTGTACTGGAACTTCGTAAGGATGCCGCAGTTCTCCAGCTCGATGGAAGCTCTCTCTCCCCAGCCGAACTCATAGCGCAGATACGGCTTATCATCGTACTGGACTATGGTTGTCTGACTCGGAAGCGGGCAGAACACTCCACTCACTTCTCCGTACTGGTCGAATATTGGCACCAGGAAGGCCGTGTTATGAACATCAAGTATGGTCGAGCACCGGTAAAGGAACTGCGACCATGTCTGATACTGGTTTGGGCCCTTCTGGAGCTTCGTCTGCAATGCAGGCTTAGCTGAGCCGAGGATATCTATCCTGAGCTTACTCACATGAACCGCCCTGGCATTGATGGCAGCTCTCACAAGCTCCGACTCATAGATCTCTCCGCCCCATGATGTGAACCGAGGCTGGTAGCCGTTAAGCATCCTGAAAGCCTGCACCTTATCCTGATTTACCTTCGGTCTGTTTTTTAAAAAGATGTCAAATAAGCCCATAGTTTAATCCTCATTCAATAGTCTGTCTCCTAGTTCGCTGAACCATTTCTGGCGCACACAAAAAGCATCAGCCAAAGCAGCTACACCATCTATGTGAGCTGTCGGATTTAGTTTGATAAGTTTGCCCCTGCCTCTCTCCGTGCTCATCTTTATGGCACTGTTAAGCAGGTGTATCTTCAAAAGGTCGTTATCACCTATATGAACTTTGCCGTCTTTAAATAGTCCCTCCATCTCCTGAAGGACTCCCCAGAGGTTGTCGCCCTGGTAAACGTCATCGCATTGGAAGCCGTAAGCATTAAGCTCCTGAATCAAGTATTGTGCCGAGTATCTGTCATAGCCCACCTGAAGCGGCAGTATCTCGTAGTTTTCCACCAAATCCACAAGCCACCTAAAACAGTCGTGATAATCCACAAAGTTTTCCCCGGAAACGTCCAGGAGTCCACGCTCGATGTAAATGTTATACGGAACGCCATCCCTGGCTATTGCCTCATCAATCTTCTCAGCAGGTAGCCAGAACTTAGCGAACACATAAAGCTCGCCCTTCTTCTCGATAACAACCACAGCTGCCGTCAGGTCGGTTGTCTGTGAGAGGTCGATGCCGGCTACACAATAACTGCTCCTGAAGTCCTCAAGGCTGAGCTGTGTACCACCCATCTGCTCTACCACATGAGCATCCAGCCATGCCAATGAGCTATTCTGCTTTAAGTTGCAATACTTTGTGATGAACTCAGCCTTTTTGGACAGTGAGCCCTCTGCCACGGCAATCTCTTCCAGAAGGTAGTCCACACTGACTGAGACTCCAAGGTTCGGGTTACTCTTCCGGAGCTCGTTTATGTCGTTCCATTTCTCAATGTCGTCAATGATATACAAAAAGGGCAGCAGCTTCTTCTCTTTGCTGTCGCCCAGTAAAAATCGTGTAGCTCTCTTCAGGAGCTCATCGTATATTCCATCGTTGATATATCCGGCAGTAGAACAGCTCAGCAGGATTGCCTCTGGCCGTGCTCCCATTCCGGACTTCATAACCTCATACTGTTTGAGTCCCGGATCTCCTTCCCATGCTGCCACCTCATCACAGATGCAGAAGCTTGGGTTAAATCCGTCAGACTTCTTAGCACTGAATGCTATCTTTTTGACTGTGGCATTCTGTGCCGGAATAAACAGGTCCGTCATCCGATGCCTGGGAAGATCTGACGTGTCATGCGCCAGTCTCTTCGTGCTGTCCTTCTCCGAATACTTTTCCTTAAGAGCCTGGTATTCCGGATCCAGCATTGTCATCTGCCAAACATTTCCGTAGATGATGTCGGCCTGGTCTAGCTTCGGAGCGATATTGAAGATCTTACTTCCATAACCGCCCTGCCACCATTCGTACTTAGCCAGAGCAGCCGCAAGTAATGACTTGCCGTTCTTCCTGGCCACAATCAAAAGCACTTCCCTGAATTGCCTAGCACCATTCTCATCAACAATCCCATACATGGAAGCAATCAGAGCCTTCTCCCACAGCTCCAACATGAGCGGCTGTGGCGCAAGAGGCCCTTCCGTATGAAAACAATGCTCTTCAATCCAATCTATGACCTCATTTGCCTTCTTTTGATCATAGAAAAACTCCTTTCCCTGGAGCCCGTGCACAATATACTCCAGAATCAACAGCATCCAGCGCCCAACCACGAGAGAACCATTCTTAACTTTTTGGTAATACGTTAAAATCCAATTATCTTTGCTCATATCATATGTTTTCGGGATTATTCTCTCGTAAAGGGAATATATATTTTTCGAAAG